CAACGCGTCGCCTTCTTCGTCCTTTTGGGCGGGGTCGAGAATCAACCTGAACTCGGCCATCGTGATCTTGCTTAGGTCGATCGTCAGGCCCCGTCCATCGGATAGCGTTACATCAGCCATTGCGCCCTCCGCGCTAGATCTAATACACGCCCCGGGTCATTGCGCCGCTCTTGGTCCAATCGCATGTCAACTCGCAGACATCCGCATAGGGCCAGTTCATCTTGGCGCCCATCGCGAAGGCGGGGATCGTATACTTCCGCTTCCCCGCCGCGGTCCCCTCGGGTCCGATGATGACCGTTCCGAAGGTGCCCTCTACCAACGCATCCTCGAGGGCCGTCCCGCCAACCTGGAGCACGCCGGCGAAACTGACGGCGCCGCTCTTGATGGTGGCGAGAAAGGTCTCATCTGCATCCGACCCGGCAGTTGTGTCAACGAGTTTGACGCCAGGCGCCAACGAGACGGTCCTCTGATCTCCGGTGAGCGCCACGGTGCCCCCGGTGTAGACCCAACTGAAAACGAGCGCGCTACCACTGAACTCAGGCATGTTTCACTCCTTCACGATTTTTCGATGCGAAGGCGGTACATCCCACCCGCCATCCAGATGTGCTTCCCTGCCGGGTCAGTCTCCACAAGGGAGACGTCATCCTCTCGGGCGGTCCAGAAGTTGGCCCAGCCGGTCGGGGTCAGGGTTATGCCGTGCAGCAGCGAGTCGACCTGCGCGTCGATGCTCCCCGCCTGCGCCGGCCCAGTCTTGCTGTATCCACGAACGAACAACACGAGATTCTTGGTTCGGTGTGCAGTCCAGTTCTCGTCACCTCCGCCCTGGTAGCTGAAGACCACGTAGTCCAGGGCCGCGCCATCCGGCGCCTGCAGGTAGTAGATCGACGGAGCGGCCGTCCCGCCAGCAAGTAGCGAGGTCAGCGCAGTGCCGCCAGCCAACTTCGAGTACACCGCCGCGTTGAGCGGATTGAATGCGCTCATGTGAACAGTCCCTTGAACGCGTTCACGAATCCCTGCCAGTTGCGCTCGACGGCGGGGACCATGAATGGATGCGCCGCCATCTTGTAGGTCCCGAGGTCCTGATAGATCCCGTATTCCACCCCGTCCTGGATCCGGTACTGCAGGTCCCCGATCTTCGTGGGGCTCTCGGCCAGGATGCTGTTGCGGAGCGCGCCTGTATCCACAGGGGCGGACTTGGCCGCGTCCGAGGTAATGATCGTGGCCCACTCGCGCACAACCTTATCTGCCTTCTCGGGCGTGTTCTTAATCAGCTCGTCGAGCTTGCGTGTGTCCAGAATGACCTCGTTCATGCCAACTCCAGCAACACCCGTTTGCAGGCCTGCCAGGAGGCATCCGTATTGAGAGAGACCACGTTGTAGGTGTAGCCTCCATGCTCAATCCGATTCTGGGCGGTCACGGTCACATCATGAGCCAGCGTCAGCATCCATTGGGAGAACGGCTGGATCGCGTCCGCCGAAAGCGCCTCTCTGCCGCCGCGCGCGTCCAGGCGACAGGCAACCGAGGCAATCGCCGTGCCCCACGCCTCCGTCCACCCGCCCTGACCATCGGCCGTCCGGGTTAGGCTCAGGACATTGCAGACATCCGGAAGCGTCAGCTCCTCGATGCTGACCCGCATCTGGTTCAACTCGTCGACGCTAGGAAGCATTGAGATCGCTCCGGAAGACTTCTACTACCTCGACTGGGCTCATGTTCTCGTAGTAGCTGCACATCTTCAGGCAGTGCTCCATGATCTGACTGCGGCTCAAGCTGTGGCTATCCGTCGAGAAGTTGTAGAGCTTGGCCGCGTTGGCCGCCTTCATGCGCCAGATGTCGGCCGCCGCCCCATTCAGATCGAAGCTCCTGCCGGTGATGTAGTAGGCCGTTCCCTCTTGGTCGGCCCCAAACGTGACGACGCCTCTGGCGTAGTCCGCCGACCACAGCGCCGTCCCCTGGTCGTTCCCGATCGAGTCCTCAACGACGAAGATGGCGGTGCCACCATCCGTCGCCTCGATGTTCCCCCACTTGGTTCGGTACGTCTTGTACGACAACTCGCTGGCGCCAACGTGGTCCGGGATGGCGGTCAACGGCTGCCGATAGACATCCATCCGACGGCGATCAAGCACGGCCTGCATTTGGTCATCGTCCCAATAGATGGCCGTCCCATTGGTCCAGTCCGCGGTTCCAGCGTCAGTCATGCCGCGCAGGGTTACGATCATATTGGCCAGGGTGCTACGAGCCACGCTTCACCTTCCTTGGTGCCTCGGCGGGCTTCTCAACGAACTGACGCTCAAGTTCTGCGACGCGGGCCCTCAGAATGCGAATTTCCTCCGCCGCGGCGGCCTCGACCAGAGTTTGGGCGTAGCCCTTGAGAAGCATCTGGATCACTTCCTCATGGTCACTCATGCTTCACCTTGGACGGTTTCTCAACTGGAACATCCCGCTTCCCGGCGGCCGCCAATTGAGCGCGCAGCGACACGATCTCATTCACCGCCGCATTCTCCCGTGGGGAGAGCGATACCTTCCCGCTCAGCAGTTCGGCGATCAGATCCTCGTGTAGAGACATTGGTTGCTCCTTCCAGTTTCACCAACTCCGCTATCGCGATCACGCTCAGGTGCCTCTCTCCGTGGTGCCGTGATTCCACCATCAGGACGCCATTGACGACCTTGGCCCAGGGCAGACCGCATTCGGAGCAGCGCAGCACGATAGCGGAGCTGGTCATTCATCCATCACTTCGCCAAGAACTTGTCCACGTTCGTCTTGTCCACAATCATTGCCGCAACGAAGGTGGTGTCGGGGATGCTCTTGCCCAGAGCGGCATTCACCAGGAAGGTCAGGCCCCAGTACTCTTCGGCATAGGTGTCCTGGCCCATCGTGGCGACCCAGGTTCCATCCTTGACGGCCTGTAGGGCCTCATCTGGCATGTCAGAACCCAGGAAGAGGGTCTTGCACCCTGCCTGGATACGCTCGCGCCACGGCGCGATAGTCGAGGATGCGGCCCCATCAGCGAAGTACAGAAGCGTAAGATCGGGGTGCGCCACCATATAGGCATCAACAGTGGCCACGGCCCCCAACGCAGAGCCCTCATATGGTGCCGACTCCTCGATCTTCACATTCGGGCACAGGACTTTCATCTGGTCGCCAAATGCCTGCAAACGCACAAGAACTGGCGCACTATTATTTCCTATTGAGCCGACCGAGCCTTTGCAATTGATGAGCTTGGCGGCCACGGCGGCAGCAGACCGGCCCATTTGGCCATGATCCGTGCCAATAAATCCCACCCGCGTCTTGAACGGGGAGTCCGAATTGGCTATTACAACCGGAATGCCCTTGGCCTGGGCCTCTTCAATCAGCGGTTCGCCGGCGGTGAAGTTCTCTGGATACCAGAGAATCCCCGCGGTATTCGGATTGGCAACCAACTCCTCGAGGGTCTTGAATTGTCCGGCGGGGTCGGTCACTAGCGGCCCAACGAATTGGGTCTTTACCCCCAACTCTTTTGCGGCCTCATTCCATCCCTTCAGGCCAATCACATAAAACGGGTGCGAAATGTTGTCCCCCAGCCAGTAGAATGTCTTGCCAGCCAGCGGATCAACGACGGCTGGGGCCGCCACCGTCGGTGCAACGGCTGGCGCGCATGCGGCCAATACGAGAGCCAACAGAACCGGGACTAGCAACTTCTTAGTCATCTTGCTTTCTCCTTTACAAGTGCCAAATGTGGCACACGGATTCTGCCGCCCGAGACATCAAGCACGAGCGCCAGTAGTAATACCCCACCGATCAGAGACTTCTGCCAGTAGGGGGAAATCCCAAGGATCGTTGCCGCGTTCGTAAGCATGTTGAGCAGGAGCAGACCCAATAGGCCCGCTAGCACATTTCCCTTGCCGCCACTCAGGGCACATCCTCCAATCACCGCGGCCGCAATCACCCGCATAGTCATTCCGTCAACTGCATTCGGACTGCCGGCATCTAGGCGGGCCGCCAAGACTACCCCGACGAAGGCGGCAAGGAAGCCCATTAGGACGTAGAGTTGGATGCCGATCTTGTCCACCCGCACCCCGAACAACCGCCCAGCTTCCGGGTTGCCGCCCATGATGTAGACATGGCGGCCAAACTTTGTCCTGGCCAGAACAAGAGCAAGCACACCGACAACCGCTATCGCGTACCACACGAAGATGCGTATGCCCAGGAACCGCTCCTGCCCCATAATCTGAAATGATTTCGGGAAGCCGTAGGGACTGACGCTTTGGGTCAACCCATAAGCAATTCCGGC